GCCCTGACACGCTCGTAGAGGGCCTTTGCAGGAGCCGTGGCACGCCTGTATTTGGCCCCAGCTGCAGCCCTGACACGCTCGTATTCGGCCTCAGCTGCAGCCCTGACACGCTCGTATTTGCCCTTTGCCAGGGCCGTGGCACGCTCGTAGTCGGCCTCAGCTGCAGCCCTGACACGCTCGTAGTCGGCCTCAGCTGCAGCCCTGACACGCTCGTATTCGGCCTTTGCCGGGGCCTCGACACGCTCGTAGTTGGCCTTTACAGGATCCAAAACACGCTCGTAGTCGGCCCATGCCGGGGCCCTGACACGCTCGTATTCGGCCCCAGCTGCAGCCCTGACACGCTCGTAGATGGCCTTTGCAGGGGCCGTGGCACGCCTGTATTTGGCCCCAGCTGCAGCCCTGACACGCTCGTATTTGCCCTTTGCCTTGGCCCTGACACGCTCGTAGTCGGCCCCAGCTGCAGCCCTGTCACGCTCGTAGTCGGCCCGTAGGTGCTCAGGCAGCAAACATTTTGCCAAATCCCAGTCAACGATCTGAGCATGCTCGATACAAAGCTCGGGCGTGACTGTGATCGTCGTGCCAGTCTGCTCTCTCAGGTAGTCGAGCGCAGACTGGCACACTCCCAACTCCCTGAGCTGCGATATCGTGATTGTCCTGGCCATGTCAGCCCTCCATTAGACGTTGGCATTTATTGCAATGTTGACGTTGCGCGATAATCCTTAACGATCCATTTTTGTAGCTCGATAAATAGCTCGCGACGCTCGTCGTCGCCCAATTTCAAGTGGTCAGCCAAACAGCGGAAGTTGTCACGGATTTCAGTGATGTCGCCAAGGGGCGTGGCCAGGAAGCCTTTGCCGTTGCGAAGCTCCATATCAGCGATCACCAAGCCGTCCGACGTGATGATCGCTCCCCCTCGAATGCGCGGCGGATGCTTTGGCATCTGCCCAAGTACCGCAATGAGAATACATCCCAGCCGTGACTGATTGCCCATCGTCGAGCGAACCGTCTTAAGCTTCCATGCTTTTTCCATCGGATTTCTGGCCCTTCCTGATCCTATGCAACTTGTTGGTTGTCGCTTTGACAGTACGACCAAGGCGCTCGGCAAGCAAGACGCGAGGCAAGTCCAAGGCCAGGGCCTCAAGCGTTTTCAACTGCCTTTTGTCCCATGCATCACAGCGCAGCCGCGCTTTGCGCGTGAGCCATTCATGGCCACGCGGCGTCACTATAGGGCCGCCCGGCTTGGGGCCGCGCGCGATATAGCCCTCGCTCCACAGGTGCTCGATGGCACGCCTGTTGGCCGACAATGTAGCGGTGCTGCGCGCTCGGCATTCGAAGGCTGGCAATCCGCCAGCCAAGCGAGCAAGCGCTTTTTTGGCCCTGTACGACGGGTCTGGCATTGTTCAATCGTCCCGGCCGAGCGTGCCGGCAAAGATCACCAGCGTGCAATACATGATCCAGCCAAGGGCTGGCAGCGCAAAACTCAAAACGATAATGGCCGGCATAGGGGTCTCCTTTGCCAGCCATCCTAGGCCAAAAACCCTGCACGAGTGTTACTCGTCCAGAATGGTGCCAGGGTAAAAAGACGCCATAAGAAGTGCGTTGTCGCAGTTTTTTTGCTGCCCATGGTCACGACATAGTGCAATCCGCCGGATTTAGCGACTGCTACCCTGCCACACACGACCCGACCCGGCCACACCTTGGCAGCGTCTCTCTTTATGGCGTTGACCAATGGCCCACCGGCGATTGCCCCCTGTGCCGACGATTGTGACGTCCTTCACCACGCCTTTGAAAACCCAAGTCTGTCTCATGGCCATGTCAGCCCTCCCTCAGATAAAGCTCGGCCCATTTGGCAGCCCTGACACGCTCGTAGTCGGCCTCTATCAGGGCCATGGCACGCTCGTATTCGGCCCATGCCAGGGCCATGGCACGCTCGTATTCAGCCTTTGCAGGAGCCCTGACACGCTCGTATTCGGCCCCAGCTGCAGTCCTGGCACGCTCGTATTCGGCCCATGCCTTGGCCCTGACACGCTCGTATTCGGCCCATACCGGGGCCAAGGCACGCTCGTAGCCGGCCCCAGCTGCAGCCCTGACACGCTCGTATTCGATCTTTGCAGGAGCCCTGACACGCTCGTAGTCGGCCTCAGCTGCAGCCCTGACACGCTCGTAGTCGGACTCTGCCAGGGCCATGGCACGCTCGTATTCGGCCCCAGCTGCAGCCCCGACACGCTCGTATTCGGCCCATGCCAGGGCCCTGACACGCCTGTATTCGGCCCATGCCGGGGCCGAAACACGCTCGTAGTCGGCCCCTGCCAGGGCCAAGGCACGCTCGTAGTCGGCCATTGCAGGAGCCATGGCACGCTCGTGGGCGGCCTTTGCAGGAGCCGTGGCACGCTCGTATTCGGCCCATGCCGGGGCCAAGGCACGCTCGTAGTCGGCCATTGCAGGTGCCATGGCACGCTCGTAGTCGGACTCTGCCAGGGCCGTGGCACGCTCGTATCCGGCCTCTGCTGCAGCCCTGTCACGCTCGTAGTCGGCCCATGCCACATTATCCGCACGATCGAACTCGGCCTGTAAATGCTCAGGCAGCAGACATTTTGCCAAATCCCAGTCAATGACCTGGGCATGCTCGATACAAAGCTCGGGCGTGACTGTGATCGTCGTGCCAGTCTGCTCTCTCAGGTAGTCGAGCGCAGACTGGCACGCTCCCAGCTCCCTCAGCTGCGCTATCGTGATTGTCCTGGCCATGTCAGCCCTCTCTCTCTCTCTCTCTCTTCTGATATTATCACCTGTAAACGGGAAACGCTAATAAAACGCTAATAAAACGCTACGAAACCCACGTTCCGGCCCGGAACGCCAGACGCACGACGGGGGACTGCGGATCGCGCTGAATGTGGATCGCCAATTTGTTTCCCTCGGAATCCGCAAAAAGAGCGTTTGTGTAGTATTTTTTGCAGATGTCAGTGATTTTGGCGGTGCATATGTCCCAGAACATATCGAACCGCGTCTGATCGTCTACAGTCCACGTGGTTGCGACCTCCCGTGTTTTGGGGTCGTAGCGCCTGATGCCGTTGCGGGCCTCTAGCGCGCAACCCCGCATGCGCATGGCGAGGGCGCACAATTGCCGCGCATCCCGTACACACTGAGGCACCGACGCGCCACCACGGCGCGGCTTGGTAGATATGGCCAGGATAACGGCGAGGGTAGCAAAACTCGTCGCACGGCTCATGGGAAGGCGCAGTGTCTCGGTCATGGCGTGTCATCCTCGCCCGACCGGGCTAACAAATTTTGGCATTCGGTGCGCAACACATTTAGACGCACAAAGATGACCGGATCGTCGGGATCGAGTGCAGCAACTTGGCGCACCAAGGTTTTGTAGCATTTGAGTAAGCCATACACCCCATCGCCAAAAGCGACAGGCGCGGGATCTTCGAGAGCCGGCACGGCAGGATCGGGACCATGCCAGACCGAGCGCGAGCAGGGCTTGCCGTAGTACGGCCTATCGGACGGCGATTTGCTGCAATATCGGCCTCTCAACGTCCGCTCTCCCAGAGCGCGCAATGCTCGGTGCAGCCGTTTTGTGAACCACTCGTCGTTTTTACCGTGATCCGGCCACAGGCTCAGCACCAAATCGGTCTGGCCGACCTCATACGTCACGTCCCAGCGGTCCAGGTGTTCGGCAACGATTTTGCCGATCTCAGGGTAGACGATAGACCAATGCCTGGCCGGGTCTAATATGCGTAACCACTCAGTGGTATTCGGCATTTATTGTGCTCCCCGTTTATCAATGCATTATTGCGTCGGGATCCACAGTAAATGATTTTGGTATTCGAATTGTTAAAATGTTGGACATGGCCCGGCGGGGATATGGGAGTAGAGGGAGCCTATTGGAGATGGAGAAGCAAATGGACATGCCGGAATGGCCGCTAGGCAGCATCCGGCATGTCCATCGGCTTCACCATCTCCTATAGGCACCCTCTACATATCATATCCCCGACATTGCGTCAAGTGGGTAGGAAAAAGAAAGTTATTGGCCTAAAAATTCTCTAGTTTATTATGCTGCGTCCGGCGTCTTTGACATACAACTCTGCCATAGTAAAAATGCCCCGGCCTTGTGAGCCGGGGCGGCTTTGAGGGCTAATTCACGCCCTCCTATTTTGTATCGCTCGGGCAATGGATGCCCTGCTGGTTGCTAGTGCATCCTGACAGTTTCATGTCATGCACCCACACTGCCACCCAAAACGTCGCGATCCACATCGCGCACGCTGCTAACCACATGCTCATGCTTCTCTCCCTTGGCTCAGGACGTAATCGTGCACACCCAATCTGGCGCGCAGCGCGCGCTGCTTGAGCCGTGTGCGTGCAACGCAGAATGCGTCGCCGTAGCGAGCCACGTCGTTGGGCTCGGTAATGCCGTGCATGCGGGCATTGTGAGCCAGCATATCCGTCCGTAGGATCGGATTGAGCCCGTCCCGCATGCCGTATTCCACGATTTGAGCGATATCCATCGGCAGTCCCTCCTATCAGCCTCATCAGTGAGCGCATCACGCTCAGACGGGCACGGTTGCCCGTTTCGGCTTGCTACTCGTTTGCCTCAGCCCAGGCCGCAGCCATAGTGCGCTGGCGATGAGCCCACGCCCCCGTCTCTACACGGTCGCAATAATCCCATTTTTGTTCCCATGTCATCGTCGACTGTTCGCAGTAATCCCAGGCGGTATCGCGAATGTGCTCGTATTCAGCGTTTGCAGCGGCGCAGATGCGCCGATACTCGATTCTCTGTCCGGTGGTCATTGTCGTCCCCTTTCTGTGTGCCGTGATTTGATCAATTTATCGCACAATAATAAATTTTTGGTTAGCGCACAAATTATTTTTGGCCTAATCGAGAAATAATCTATCCCAGTGCAGCCAGCCATTCGGACTAGTCCATTCGGCTAGGTCATTCTTTGCCAAAACTAGCCATTCGGCCTAGTCCATTCGGCCTAGTCCGTTCTGCTAGGTCATCCTCTCAGAATTGGCGGATCGTCTATGCAACACCAAAAAAGTCAACATTGCTGACCTATCTCGAAAACCGAGGTTTTTGCTGCACAAAACTTGTGCAATTTTCCATAATATATATTATGCGAATCAAAGACTTAGCTCGTTTCGCGCGCGCGGCATGGTTATACAACTCTATCCGATAGACCGGGGTGGCCGTAGGCCACCCCTCCCGATCTCCCTCTTAACATTATTTGTCACTGCTTGGTCTGGCTCGCGGACAATTTTTGGAACCTATGATAAATTCGAGTGTCGTCTGGCTCGCGGACAATTTTTGGAACCTATGATAAATTCGAGTGTCGTCTGGCTCGCGGACAATTTTTGGAACCTATGATAAATTCGGCAACAATTTTTGAAACTTATGATAAATCCAGAAAATTCCGGAAAAACTGTTGTTAACCTTAGTTAATGAAAAGTTAACAACACTCGGGAATTTTCCCGGATTTTAACACAGGCCGTACCCGAACTTTGTTTCACGTGCAACAAAAGCGTTATCCACAGCCTCCAAGACCATTTGCATGCAAGCCTCCTATAGGACACCTGCAACAGGATGGTCCTGCTTAAATGGTCCTAGACAGCGCAGCATGGTCTTGGTACGTTCCTGGCCATGGGACAAAGCGAGCAATTCCGGGAACTGCTTGGTACGTCTGATCCGTTGCCGGCAGCGGACAGCTACGGCCCGGCCATGCGGCGTTTGAACGAGCGCCAGCAAAAATTCGTCTTGGCCCTGCTCGACCAAGGTGGGCGGAACCAGATGCGCGCCGCGCTGCGCGCCGGGTACGAGACCAAGACCAGCAACGCGCTGATCAACCTCGCGTCTAGGCTTGCGCATACACCTAAAGTCCAGGATGCCATTCTGGAAGAAAGCCGGAAGCGGGCTGGGGCGACAACGCTATTGGCCACGAGCCGCCTTGTGGAGATGATCGAGGGCGAGATGCTGAGCCCGCGTGATCAACTCAAAGCCATTGGCATGTTGCTCGACCGCGTGGGCATGCCGGCCGCAACCGAGCACAAGGTCTCCGTCGAGCACAGCGTCAACGAAGCCGACCTCAAAGCCAAAGCCGAAAGGCTCATGGAAAAGTACAACCTCGACCCGTCTCGCTTGCTGGCCCCGGCTACGCCGCTGGAGGTTGTCGAAGTGAAGGCTATCGAGGGCTGGGAAACTTTGGAAGGGCTAGAGGGACTGGAGGACGTGCTTGGCATCAAGTCTTGAGGAAATCGTCGAGGAGCTTGAAGCCTTCGACTATGTGCAAACGTACCGCAAGCTTGATCTGGTCAAGCCCTACGCCAAGCAAAAATTGTTCTTCGACCTTGGCGCCACCAAGCGGGAACGCATGCTGGGGGCAGGAAATCAACAAGGGAAATGTACAGGGTACAGCTCATTAATCGAGCACCCGGACGGGTCTAAGACGTGTGCCGGCGATCTGTATTGGCGTGGCACGCCATTCCAGGTCATGGCCTGGAATGGCCGAAAGTGCGTGCCACGCACGGTCACGCATTGCATCATGAAGCCGCCTGAGCCTTTGGTCCGGCTGTGGCTGTCGTCGGGGGATTGGTTTGACTGCGCTCTGAACCATCGCGTGCTTTGCGATGACGGCTGGCACTACGTCGGGCGCCTGCTAGAATGCGTTCCCAGCCTTCCGCCGTCCAAGCCGGCACGCGATCAGTCAATTCGTCTTTCAAGTGCTCGGCGTTGGCGGAAAAGAGTTGCAGGTTGGCTAGCGCGTTGTTGTAGCGGTTTCCATTCTTGTGATGCACGACTTCTCCCCGCATCAGTTTGCGACCTGGATGCACCGACATCACGAGACGATGCTCTGCGACGTAGTTACGTTTTGTGCGGTTTGGATGCTCAGGCGCGTACACAAACCAGTAGCTCCGATCTTTTCCTCATCGCAGGATACGGCCTCCCTTCCAGTTGGTATGCGCGCTGCCGTTGCGCGGTCCAGTCCGCTGTGTTTTTAGTCCGAGCCGCTTACAGGACCGCTCCACACACGACACGCTCACGCCAAACCGTTCAGCGGCTTTCCACTGCTGCACGCGTTCTATTTCGATCGCTTGTCGGAGCTTTTCAGGGTCGATCAGCGGCATTGGTGTCTCCGGGCACGGCTGGTAATAAGATTGTATGCTATCAACAGATCGGTATCCAAGAGGTTTACGACTTCACGGTCCCTGGCCTCGAAAACTATGTGACGGCGGGGATGGTGCACCACAATACGTGGGGAGGCGCGGTCGAAACGGCTTACCATCTGACGGGCCTTTATCCGCCGTGGTGGGCAGGCCGGCGCTTTCACAAACCGGTATCGGCGTGGTGCGCTGGCGTGACGGGCACGCTGGTGCGTGACGGCCCTCAGAAACTTCTGTGTGGCAAAGCGGGTGTGACGGATGAATGGGGTACTGGCCTTATTCCGAAGTCCCTGCTACTCGACAAATCGACGGCTCGCGGCGTGACCGACGCCATCGACACGTTGCAGATCAAGCATGTGTCTGGCGGCATCTCGACGCTCGTGTTCAAATCCTACGAGGCCGGTCGAGAGAAGTTTCAGTCTGCCACGCTTGATTTCATCTGGCTCGACGAAGAGCCGCCCATAGAAATCTACACGGAATGTCTGGCGCGGTTTGCCGCGACTGCCGGTATGTTGTATATGACATTTACCCCGCTCAAGGGCCGGTCGAATGTCGTGCTTCGGTTCATGGAAGAGCCGTCCGCCGACCGGGATTTCGTCATCATGACGATTTTGGACGCCGAGCATATCAAACCGGAGGACAGGCAGAAGATCATCGACAGCTACCCGGTGCACGAACGCGAAGCACGGGTCAATGGCGTGCCGATGATGGGCTCGGGCCGTATCTTTACAGTATCGGAAGAGATGATCCGCGAGCCTTTGATCGAGCGAATACCGTCCCATTGGACCAAGCTATGGTCGATCGACTTTGGCATTGGCCATCCATTTGCGGCCGTTTTGATGCTGTGGGATAAGGATAACGATGTCCTTCACGTCCATCATTGCTTTAAGATGGCAGACGGTTTGCCGATCAACCATGCGGCTGCAATGAAGCCCTTAGGCGCCAATGTGCCTGTTGCTTGGCCTCATGATGGCACACAACGGGAAAAAGGCACGGGCGAGAGCCTGTCCTCGCTTTACAAGAAGCAGGGGCTCAGGACGTTGGGCGAGCATGCCACATGGCCTGATGGTGGCATTAGCACTGAGGCAGGCATCTTGGAGATGCAGGAACGCATGTCCACGGGCCGTTTAAAAGTGGCGAGCCATCTGTCCGAATGGTTCGAAGAGTTCAGGTTCTATCATCGCAAAGACGGGCTGATTGTCAGAGTTCGCGACGACATCATGAGCGCGACCCGGATTGGGGTCATGGCAAAAAGATATGGCCAGCCCGTGGCCTTAGGGAGCGAGCTTCGCAAACGCCGGCAAGACGTGCTCGCAACGGGGCTGGACTTCCCACTTTTTTAGGTCTATGGTGACGGCACCCTGGCCGGCTTTATCGTGCCTTCCGCGCTGCTTGGTTCCCTCCCCTAAGCAAAGGCCGGCCAGGGTGCAATTTTTGGAGTGGAAAATGCCGCCCATGAAAACCGAAGCCAAATCTACTTTTGTTTGTGAGAGCGTGACACAGTACATAGACAGACAGTCTGTTGTTCTTTTTCCGCTGTTCAAAGACGACTGTTATGCAACCGGTCATTCGTGGTTTCCTGTTTGTGAAAACTTGAAGCTTACCCTGAATGTCAAAAACCCAGAGGTGTTTGACGTTTTTGAACCAGGAGCAGAATACTGCTTTACCGTGGAAAGGATTGAAATTTCTCACAAAGAAAACGATGTAAAAGGGATCGTGTAGGCAATGTCGTCAAAGAATTACATGCTGAGCACGGCTGCGGCGGACCTTGGCCTAGGGGATCAGCTTGCTCAGCAAATGCAGGATGAAACAGAGGAGATGAAGCGCCGTCGATTGATGGAAAATGGAAAGACGCCGGGTGGAATGATGGGACAGGGCGTCATGTCTCCCGCCGCATTTGACCTGGGATTGCGCTGATGTATGCACTTGAGTATGCCTCCGGGGCCGGGCTCGGCAAGCACAATCAGCAGGTGATCGAGCGCACGTTGCAGCTTTTTTCTCAGCTTTCATTTGAGCGCAACACGTTTGCGGCGCACTGGGAGGAAGTGGCAAATCTGATCCTGCCGACATCCCGCAACACTTTTTACTTTGGCAACTACAATACGCCGGGTTCCAAAAAGTCAGACAGGCAAGTTGACAGTTCCGGCATGCTGGCCTTGGGCCGCTTTGCTGCGATCTGTGATAGTCTCCTGACACCGCGCAACAGCTTTTGGCACCAGCTTGAGGCAGACGATCCTTATGTCATGAAAGATCGGGCGTCACGGCTTTGGTTCGAGCAAGCGACGCACGCCTTGTTCAAAGCGCGATATGCTCCGGCTGCCAACTTTTCGTCTCAGAACATCAATGGCTGGACAGGGCTCGGGGCGTTTGGAACGGCCGGTCTGTTCATTGACAAGCTATCGTCAGGCCGTGGCCTACGGTACAAGGATTTGCCGCTCGGCGAGACGTTTTACTATGAGGACAATCAGGG